GTGACGGTTTCATTTGGTGGTTTGGTGTGGTGGAAGACCGCAATGACCCAAAAGCATTGGGACGTGTTCGTGTGCGTGTCTATGGTTACCACACATCTGACAAAATAAAACTACCTACGATTGACCTACCTTGGGCATTCTGTATTCAACCAACAACCTCAGCATCTGCTGGTGGTATTGGTTCGTCTCCTACAGGCCCGATTGAAGGAACATGGGTGATTGGATTCTGGAGAGACCCAGACTTCATGCAAGAACCGATGGTGTGGGGAACAATCCCAGGCATCGCTCCTCCTAATGCAGTTCCTCAAGGCGAATCTCCTTATACCTTTGACCCTTCTCAAAGAGTTCCTGTTACCCAACCTGTTACGACAACAAGTGTGGCAGACGGAACACAAACAGAATTCAATACCCCTGCTGATACTACCGATGGAACTGTAATGGTTCGTGTCAATGGTATCGTTCAATCTGCATCCAATGTCGCACCGTCCTCACCTAACAATGTTGAGTTGACGGAATCAGATTATTCGGGTGGAACAACTTACACAGCACAAGACTTCTCGCAATCTCGTTTTGCATCGAACATCGCATCTAAGATAAATCAGATTGCACCACAAGTCAGAGAACGTTTCGCAAATGGTATTAAGAAATTCCTTGCAGACAATAGACCAGAACTGGATTGTAATATCTCGTTCTCCTATCGTTCACTAGGACAACAACAAGAATTAAGAACACGATGGGCACAAGGACAAGGTGGATACGCAGCACAACCAGGCTACTCTTGGCATAACTACGCATCTGCAATTGACCTAACTATCTACTATGAAGATGGACAGACATATGATTCGGGAACTCAAGGTGTTGCAAGATATACACAGACTGCTCGGGCAGCATTCGCACCTTATGGTTTGGTAAATGAGATTGATAATGACAGTGGACACTTCTATCCTGCTAACTTTGGTAAGACACCTCCATCTAGATTACGCAGTGGTAGTATTACTCTTGCAGACTATGCTGTCGAAACTGGAGTTGCATAATGGCATATAGAATTGAAAATAATAAAATCGTATTTGACGAAGCACCCCCACAAGGTGCAGAGGTTGAAGTCGTTGTTTCTAAAACAAATAACCTCCAAGGTTTCTCTGACCCCAACTCGTTTTATCCTCGTAGGGTAAACGAACCAGATACTAACAGACTTGCCGCAAACGATTTGCGGAATCAACATCCAGTGGTTCAACGTAGAAGAGAAGGTGTTGATGATTTAACTGGTGAACCCAAAACTCCTTACGGTGCTCAGTATCCTTTCAACCATGTTCGTGAAACTGAGTCTGGACATATTCAAGAGTTTGATGATACTCCAGGCAGAGAACGTATTCATGAATATCATCGTAGTGGAACTTTCTATGAAGTTCACCCAGACGGCACAAAGGTAACTAAGGTTGTTGGTGAAGACTTTGAAATTATTCACAAAAACAAATCACTTCGTGTGCGTGGTAATGTCAGTGTCTTTGTTGACGGTGACGCATCTCTTTATGTAAGAGGTGATATGGATGCACAGGTTGATGAGAACCTCAAGTTTAATGTCGGAAAGAATATTGACTTCCATGCTGGTCAGAACATTCGTATGTTCGCAAACCAATCTATTGAACAAACCGCACAGACAACCTACTCACAAATCTCAGTAGGTAAGATGACAATCCAATCAGATGCTGATATGCATTTCGCAACCGCATCTAATATGTCTAACTCTGTGTTGGGTAACTATGACTTTATTACTGATGGCAACTACTCAGTTGCAATTGACGGAAACTACTCAACATCTATTACTGGTAACACAACTCTATCTGGTGAAGGAACTTATACTCATGCATCTACTGGTGCAATGCAACTTGATACTGGTGCAACTCTAAAGGTTGGTGCTGGTGGTGCAATTGATATTGATGGTTCAACCGTAGACTTGAATACCAATGGTAGAAGTGCGGTAACGATTACACCAATTGTTCCAAGAGTTACACCACAACCTGCTGGAGTGAGTATCGCACCAGCAATGTCTTATGTTGATAGTGGTGACTTGGATAGTGGTATTAAGGCATGGTCAATCGAAGCAACGGAACTTGACACTGCTGGATTTGCGACAAGTGGTGAAGCACCTAAACAAGCAGAGGTATTAGAACCAAAACCATTTGTTCCATTAACAGATGATGATGACTTCCACTCTAACGATGACGAACCAATCTCATTGGATGACATTCGTGCTGCGGTAACTAATGGACAGATTCGTCCATCGTCTATGTCAGACTATTCATTCAATGCACTTGAAGGAACATACACATTGCAGAATGCAACTAGAGGTGTGACTGCTCAACCTAGAATTCCAGTTGATGATAGGGGTGACCATACAACTTCGGATAACCCATACATCTCTGAACCAGAAGCAAACAATACTTCTGTATCACCTAACCCAACTTCACCAGACAACTATGATGATGAAGGTAAGTTCATTGGTGGTATCAATTACCGTCTACAGATTTCACCTAACTTTAAGTTGCGTGATATCTCAAGTAGTGCGGTAGTTACTAAGAACCGTATTGTTCATTTACAACATGGTAATACGGAACAACAGATTATTGATAATCTATCCACACTTGCAAATAATGTTCTTGAACCAATCAAGGCACAGTATCCAAATATGTTTGTAACTTCAGCATGGAGAATAGGTAGTGGAACTTCGCAACACGAAAGAGGACAGGCGGCAGACATGCAGTTCTCTGGTGTCGCAAAATCTGATTACTTGGATATCGCAACTTGGATTCGTGAGAACGTTCCACATGACCAATTGATTCTTGAGTTCAAGAATACTGGAAGTGGATTGCCATGGATTCATATTTCATGTAAGGAATCTGGAAACCGTAACATGATATTCACAATGTGGAATCATGGACGTTATGGTGACATGGGTAGATTCTATCAACTTGCATAGGAGAGAGTATGCCTGCGGTTTGTAGAGTTGGAGATAGTTTATCAACAGGACATGCCTGCACTGGTTCAACAACCATTGCAAGTTCTGCTACAGATGGAACTGTTTCTGCAAACGGAATACACATAATAGTGGTGGGGGCTCCAACAGTATCCCATCCCTTCCCTCCAGCACCTCCATGTGCTCCGCATGTGGCAAACTTGAATGCTGGTTCTGGAACTGTATCCATCAATGGAATTCCTGTAGGAAGAATTGGTGATAGTGCAGATGCTGGTGCAATGACCAGTGGTAGTGGTAATGTAAGTGTTGGGGGATAACATGAGAGAGAGAAAGAAATGTATGAGTATAGATGTAAGATTCTAAAAGTAGTTGACGGTGATACTGTTGACATTGATATTGATTTAGGATTTGGTGTTTGGTTACACAAAGAAAGAGTTCGGATGATGGGTATTGATACTCCAGAATCTAGAACCAGAGATTTAACAGAGAAAGCATTTGGATTGGCAAGTAAACAGTTTGTCAAAGACCATTTGCCTATCGGTTCAATGCAAGTTCTTAAAACAGAAATTGATAAGAGTGGAGAAGATGCAAAGGGTAAGTTCGGAAGAATCCTTGGTGACTTCCTTATTGATGATAGAAGACTGACAGATATGTTGGTAGAAGCTGGACATGCAGTCGCATACTTCGGTGGTTCAAAAGAAGAGATTCAATTGAAACATATGGCAAATCGTGAGAAGTTATTGCGTGAGGGTAAAGTCAAACTTCCAGAGTAACGGTATAAATAGATACAGGAGATTATAAATGGCGGTAAACCCAACAGCATTCTATGATGCATCTGGAACAAACAATTCGACAAGAAGTTCTAAAGTATATAAGGACATTAACTTGTCGTTTGCAAGACACCCTATAACTGGTGACATTGCTACATTGTCAGATGCAGAAGCAGTAAAGAGAAGTGTTCGCAATCTTGTGAATACGAACTTTGGTGAACGTCCATTTCATCCAGAGATTGGTTCTGATATTCGTGCTGCATTGTTTGAACCCATCTCACCTATTGTCGCAAACTTATTGACACGACACATAGAGGATGTGATTACTAACTTTGAACCAAGAGCAGAGTTATCTAACGTGACATGTTCTGGTAACATTGACACTGGTGTGTATGAGGTGTCAATTGAATTCTATATTGTAAATGCAGAAGAACCACTACAAACCGTAGATATGTTTTTAGAGAGACTAAGATAAAATGGCAACAAAATTACAAGTCACAGAGTTGGACTTTGATGATATCAAGAACAACTTAAAAACCTACATGAGAAATCAAGAGGAGTTCAAAGATTATAACTTTGAAGGTTCTGCTCTTTCGACTATCATTGATTTACTTTCGTATAACACACACTACCTTGCTATGAATGCAAACCTTGCTGTGAACGAATCATTCCTAGATACTGCAACTCTACGTTCTTCTGTTGTCTCTCATGCAAAGACTCTAGGTTACACTCCTCGTTCTGCTCGTGCTCCAGTTGCATATCTTGATATTACTATCAATGCAAACGCATCTGTCATTCCTTCTGTCACAATGGCAAAGGGAACTAAGTTTACAACACAGGTAGACGGAACCACATATAGTTTTGTTACAAATACGGCATTGACAACAACTCCATCTAATGGTATACTACGTTTTAGTAATGTTCCAATCTATGAGGGAACTCTGGTTACAACAAAGTATACAGTGGACGTTGCGAACCCAGATAAGAAATATCTTTTAACAAGTAACAGAGCAGACACAACAACTCTAAAGGTTTCTGTTCAAACTTCAGCAGTAGATGTTACAACTGAAACATATACTCTTGCAACTGATATCACACAAGTCAATGCGACTACTCGTGCATTCTTCCTACAAGAAAATGACGATGGTAAATTTGAAGTTTACTTTGGTGATGGTGTGGTTGGTAAGAAACCATCTGATGGTAACATTGTTATTCTAGAATATGTTGTTACTAATAAAGATAAAGCAAACGGTGCATCTTCCTTTAGTGGAACAACTGTTGGTGGTTACTCAGATATTACAATTGCAACTCTTGTCTCTGCACTAGGTGGTGCAGAACCAGAAACTATTCAATCAATTAAATACAATGCACCTTTGGACTTTGCATCACAAGGACGTGCGGTAACAACAGATGATTATAAACTTCTTGTTCCTCAAGTCTATGCAGATACTAAGTCTGTTCAAGTTTGGGGTGGTGAAGATAACAACCCTCCTGTCTATGGACAAGTCTATGTTGCATTACAAACAAACTCTGGTATTACTCTAACACAAGCACAGAAGGATACGATTGCTCGTTCACTTGACAGATATAATATTGCATCTGTTCGTCCTATCTTTGTTGACCCCCAATTTTTGAAACTTAGATTAACAACCAATTTTAAATATGATGCTAACGTAACATCTAAGTCTGTTGGTGATTTGGAATCTTTGATTAGAACATCTCTTTCAAATTATTCTGATGCAGACTTGGAAAAGTTTGATGGTGTCTTCAGATTCTCAAAAGTAAC